ATAATAGGAAAACTTAAGAAACCCACCCTTATAGAAGTTCCAAGTCATATCCGATATTGACCTATTATATTTCCCGAATTGAGAGAATAATTTATATGATTTATTGACTATATTGCTTAAGTCTTCTTTTTCATTTCTCAAAATAACTGCTGCAAAATTAGGATTAGCAATATCCTTTAATACTTCCATAAGTAGCGCCCAGCTTTTCCCACCACCGCGATTTCCACCAAATATGGTAATGTCCGCTGGAGATGCAAGAAACTTTTCCTGGCAACCTTTTTGAGCAATCATATTAAGAGGACTATCGCTTTTGCGCAATTTATCCACTTGTGCGTAGGTAAGCACACTACTCCCATTCTTGGTATGTACAGTTCTGTCGTATTCCATAAATAAAAATAGCCGGTACATACAGAAATTCTCTGTATATTCCGGCTTGATTCACAGCTCTATGATAATATTTGATACAAATATACGATTAAATGTTTATTTTCTAAATATATAAGACAAAAAGATTGTTTATATATTGATTTTTAGAAAACAATCATTATATTTGCATTGAAATTTGTTTGATATGATAAAAATTGATTCCCAATTGGATGAGAAAAGGGATGTCGGACAAAATACATTCGTCACTTGTCCGGTATGTGGGCAGAAGCTTACGGATGTAAGGATGGTGGAAGGAAGTATTTTGCTTCGAACGGTATGCCGAAGATGCCGGAATTATATCAAAATAAGAATAACGACCGAATAACAAGTTACAATATACAAGCCTAAGAGCTTATTGATGCAAAAAGCATTGATAGGCTCTTTTTTATTTAACATAAACACAAAATAAACACGATGGAACAAGAAAAAATCTTATCCACATTAAGTGAGAAACTCGGAGAAACCAGTTTTTCACCGCAGACATTACAGAAGTATGTAGAACTTAATCCCGTGGCCGAAGGCTCGGAACCTGACGAGACTTATTGGAACAATGCTGTAGGCTTTCTAAAAGGGATGCAAGGGCAATACAACCACGATGTCGCGACCAGAGTTGAGGACTTTAAGAAAAACTATAAGCCCCAACAGTCCCCCTCAAATGGGGAAGAGAAAACAGAAGGGGGAGCGCTTGCCGTTCAAGTTGAAGAATTGAAGAACGAGCTTTCACAGTTGAAAAAAGAAAGGGAAGAGGAGAAAAACGCCGCATCCGTTCACGCTTTAATGGAACAATCCAGAAGCCAACTGAAATCGCTAATCGAAAATGACGGTAAAAACACCTGCAACGAAGAGATTCTCAATATAGCCATATCAGATGTAGACATTACAGATGGCATGAAGCAAGAGGATATAGTCAACTGCGCTAAGCGGAATTACGAGAAAAGATACAAGGCTATTTTCGGAAACGGAGCGTCGCCCAGTATCAATCAATTCTCACAAGCCAGTGAAGAGCAGACGAACAGCCGCCGTGAATCCTTCAAGGAACGCATGAGGGCACAAGGGAAGCTCCCTAAAAAGAAATAACACATTTTAAAACAGACAAGAAAATGAGACAATCAGGAACTTTCAACACTATCGGTAAATACCAATCGGAATTCGGCGGTCATTTCCCGGTATGGAGCAGAGTAAGAGAACTGTATCAGGGGGGTGGAATGATTGACCACACCAAATATCCGGCAGGTACAGTCATTGGCGCCGGCACTCCCGTGCAGTTTATGGGTGCAGGACAACAAGTGGTAATACTTGCAGGCCCGGCATACGAATCCACGAAAACCTATGCGGTAGGAGATATAGTGGAGCAGGCAGGGAAAATTTACAAGAACAAAACGGCAATCGAATCTCCGGAAGCATTTACCGCCAGCAAATGGACGGATATTACCGGAACGGTAAACGGCCTGATTTTCGAAGACGTGTGTATCCCCGACGGATGTACGCTGGCCACTTGCGCCGTGGTGAGAAATGGAAGAATTTATGCAGACAGAGTGGTTGGAGCGAAAATCCTTCCGGCTATGGAGGCCAATCTTCCAATGATTGAATTTGTGAGAGAATCATAACGGAAGGAGGTAATTATGTACACAAGAGACAGACAATTCTATGACATTGTAGCAAAGGGTCTTGCTTCAATGGGATACGTTAGCGACGCACAAGGCAGCGCGTTGACCAAATACATCAACGACATGTTTGCCGAGAAATACAATGCGGAAGCAACTTTCTCGCAGTTGGGATTCCCGTTAAACCCCAACATCCCAATCAATCCCACATACGAACAGATTGAGGCTACCATCCGTCCATATACGATGGCTACTTATGTGGATATTGACAGTGACGGAGCAACCAAATCCACAGACGGATTGAGCCTGAAAATGGGAGGACTGCCTACATTCAAGCATGAAGTTGTGATGAGCCGAAAGATTCTGAGAGAAAAGATGATGCTGGCAAACGCCATCGGCAATACTACGGCTGAAATTGAAGAAACCATTATGGAACTGTTGTTCAACGGGCTTGATGACCTGCTTGGCGGTAACTACAATACTATAGCCTACCAACGCCACCAGGTAGTATCTAACAAAGGCAGACTGGTTATCAACGCCACCAACAACCCGTTGGGTATCACTACGGAAATTGATTTTGAGGTTCCCTCCAAGAACATCAAGACAAGTACATGGTATAAGAAGAATGATTCTTCAGGAGAAGTTACCCAGGAGAGCGCTGTCGGCACCTCAATAGACCCCATCAAGGTTATGAGAGATGTGAGAAGGGACAGCCAGCAGAAGGATTTTGCACCTGCCGGGCACTGGGAAGTAAGCAAGACCACCTGGGACGACTTATTGACAATGCCGTATTTCCGTAACTTGTACGTGACTTATGCGCGTCCTGACATTACAGATGCGGCAAACAAGCAGGCATTCGGCTCTCTGATTGATGATGCCACTTTGAAGGCATTCATCGAGGCCAGAATCGGCGCCCCCATTACTGTTATTGATGCCATCGCTTCCGTGGAGAAATTCAATACAACCACCAAAAAGATGGAGTACATCAACCTGCAGAGCTTCAATGAGGGGGTAATGGTTTACATGCCGGATGGTGCCATTGGTGACATCCAATGCGGCAAACCCATCTATATGGAAACACCCGGGGCAAGGACTGCTTTATATGACGGTGGGCGTACATTAATCAGACAACTGTTCGAGGACGAGACCATGACCCAGGTTATCAAATCGGAAGTCACCGGATTGGTTGTCCCCAACAAGGTACGCTGGATGTATTACCTTGACATCAAAGGCAAATAATGGACAACGATTCTCAAAATACAGCAATCGGCACCACCATAGAGGAATACCTCCGTGGTTGTGTCGGTTTTGAGGTTGCAGACAGTGCGATTGCCACCATCTTGATTGATAGGGAGATTGTACCGGGAACGGATGTCACCACGTTGGAGAAGCGCCAGAAGGACTTGTGCCGGGCAGACCTTTACATGTGGTGCGCAAGTACACCGAGCGTAACCGGAAGCGTTGAAGATGCCAACGGAGTATGGAAGCACAAGGAGGGCGGTACACAAAGTTCCGCTTATGACAAGCGCAATCTCCGTCAAATGGCCAATGACATATACGCCTTGTATGGAGAGAATGTAAGGAAATCGTCTATCAAGATTGTCAATTTGGGTATGAACATGAATAAAAGGTGTCCGCTATGAAAGTAAACAATCCGCGTTTTCCGCATACCTGCAAGGTATATCGCATATCCGGAGAGACGTCTTTTGGCGAAGGGGAAGAGACTGTGCTTTATGAAGGCAAATGCAACAAGTACGGGAGCACCAGTCTTAGAACATTCACCAAAAGCAATGTCATAAAGAGCGATTATGCTATAGACATTCCCGGTCTTGTGAAGGGAATCCTTTCCGGCGACCTTGTGGATGTCACCGACTATGGGGGCACTTTTGAAGCCAAAGTGATAACGGACTGTTACGCTACGGAAATGGGGACAACCTTGTATTTCAACATGGCTAAGAATTAGGGATATGGAAGATAATGCTAAGGTCCTGGAGGAAGGCAAGAAAAAGATGGGCAATATCATTGACGGCTATTTGCTGGATAGGATAACGGAAATCGGAATCAGACTTCTAAAAGACGGAGTAATATCAGCCCAGTACCATAATGTTACCGGAAACACGCTGACCTCATTAGCAGTAGGAATATACTATAAAGGAGAGCTGTCACGGGTTATTACAGCAGTTGTCACACAAGGTCTGAAAAATGCGACCCGTCCCAAGCTTAGCAGAGGTGACGGAATCGGAGTCATAATGGTCCGGAGTTATGAAAGCGGCAAGCTTATTCCCATCAAAAAGTATAATCTGATTGATACCAACGGGGAATACGGTCTAACCACTTCTGTAAACTTCCTCAAATCATACAAAGCTCCGAGTGACGGCATAGGGCTGGTTATGTGTACCGGTACCGAATATTCGAACTATCTGGAGTCCAGAAAAGGGTTGAATGTTCTGTCAGACACATACGATTATGCGGAAAGTATATCCAAAATGACCTTTAAACCAATGAAGTGATATGGGATATGAGCAGGATTTCAAATACAAGGACGCGCTGAAATCATTGTTTGACGCAGCAAGGTCAGTCAGTGAGAATGTGTTCACGAATGACCGCCCCGAAGCTGTGGCAAGACAAATGAATGATTTCATTGTGGTGTCATTGCCCGGCTTGTTGTCTTCCATGACCTATGGCAGCGGATTCGGGAATATCCGTACCTATTGTACCATTGAAGTGTATGTAAGACGGAAAAAGGGAGGTGCTGAAGACTTGGAACAAATGGACGCCATTGTAGGAGACATCCTTTCCCTATTCCCTATCAGCGACAATTACATAATTGCCTCAAACCCCAAACTGACCTTGAAAGGTAATGACGGATTAGGGTTCAGCGCCACATTGATAAGGGCTGACCTGGTGATAAAGTAAACATGAAATAAAACGATTAAAACTATTTATTATGGCAATGAAAACAAAACTAGAGTTGAAAGACGTGTTCAGTGGTCTTTCATCCATCATGTTGGTTAAGGGAGGAATAACCAACTTCACTACGGTAACGCCTGATTTCGACCTGCCGGTAACTGTTGATTCTCTGTCTCTGTCCCAGGCAGAGCCTACGTTGAACCGCACCAAAGTGCATGGACTGCAGGCTGACTGGGCTGTGACAAGCACGGCAGGTGACATAACCTTTGCCGCAACCGTACCCAGTATAAGCAAGGACTTGGTCGAATACTTCCTTGGAGAAGCGCATGATGTAGAAACCGCTACCATTAACGGAATCGCATTCAGTGGGATTTCAGCCACATTGAACAGCAAGAAGCTGAATGCAGGCATCGCGCTTCTGAGTGAGGACGGAGAAAAATGTGTACTGGTGAAAAAGATGGCAATCTATGCACGGCCGCTGTTCGAGAACGCCTCCACCACCCCGTTCGGTTTTGCATTAAGCGGAACCATTGAAATTGAGGACGGAGCCGCCGATGAAACGTCAGACGACAATATCGCTTTCTTGACAAAAAAAGCAGCCTGACCGTAGCTCCATCTTCCCTGAACTTTACCAGCGCTGCTGACAATACGGGGAAGACCATCACGGCTACGACAAAAGAAAGCGCGGTTTCCGCTTCATCAACGGAAACATGGTGCAAGACATCTGTCAGCGGAAAAGTGGTGACGGTCAAGGTTACTGAAAACAGCGGAGCTTCTGCAAGGACCGCAACTGTGAACATCTCCACTGCCAGCGAATTCGGCAGTGTGAAGGTTACTCAGGAAGGTACTACCATTTAGCATTTATGGCGGTGAGCCTTGTGCCGCCGCCTTTTCTTTTTATAATTCATAATAACAATCATGAGCGAAAATATACAGCAGCCCACAGAAGAAGAACAAAAAAGGCTGGACGACGTACTGGAAAACAGTACAGACTATGTCGCAATAAGAGGTAAGAGATTCGGCATAAAATGGCTTCACCGCGGAACTATACGGAAGCTTACCCATGTCTTGCATTCCTGCAAGAACGAGGATGAAGTAACTGCCAGATGCGCTTCTCTCATTATTCTGAATAATTGGTGGAGAATAAAGATGTTCCATTGGATATATTGGCGTATGCTATGGAAAAAGTACACGGACACGGAGCTTACGGACATCATAGCAATTGGTAAAAAAAAAGTGGAATCTCAGAAGCTGGAGTACTTGAGTGCTACCATGTTCTTGACCGGCATGAAGGACACGATAATGACGATGACGAGAAAGGAAGCAGAGCATATCCTTCAAGGACTTCGGCAGGAGCAGGGTTCGCAAACGGAGAGAAATACTCCGAATTAATCCGTCCTCTGGTTCTTTTCTGGGGGCTGATAAACGTCCCAAACTGGCTTATGGACTATGTCCTTACCAATGCCCAGTATGAACTTCTCATGTGCGATGCGCCATTTGTCTCCTATAAGCATGAAGATACGGAAGGAGGAGAAAAGAAGCACACGGCAAAGGAGATGCAGGAACTTACCAGAAGATGGGAGGAAAAAAGGAAGGCGCAGGAAGCAAAAGGACAGAAGGTTTCGTTGAATGATTTTTTAGTTAACGGCGTGGATGCGCTAAAAAGAAACACAAAATAAGACAAAGATATGGCAGACCTCGGAAATTTGAATTTTGGCATTCATTTGAAGGATTACACTCCCCAGGAGTATGAAGCCATCAAGAAAAAGCTTGTAAACATGCACGCTACAGTCAGCGCAAGAGTGGGGCTGAAAACGGATGTGAAGGAAATTGAGGACAAGGTGGAAGCCTTGCTGAAAAATAAGACCTACAAGGTGAAGCTTGAGTTGGATAGCGAAAGTATCAAGAAACTGTCCGATACTTTTAGGGGGCAAGGTGTGAGTACAAGTGAATTAAGAGCCATGAGAGGTGTTTCCCAGATTATGCGTGCGGATGCTTACGCCAACTCACAAAAAGCTCTTGAACAGCTTAGAAACGCCCGGATGCAGGCTGCAAAAGCTTCAGATACGCACAATGCAGCTATGAAGAGAGCCAATTCTACGATGTCGTCCCAATCAAGGATAGCCGGAGAATTGAAAAACCAAATCGCCAACGTGTACTCCATATATACGGTAGAACGCTTTGTAAGAGGATTGTACACCATTGGAGGGGAATTCCAGAAGCAACGCATTGCGCTTACCTCCATTCTTGGGGACAGCATGAAAGCCGAGACCATATTCAACCGTATCAAGGATTTGGCGGTGGTTTCTCCGTTCCAGTTCAAGGAACTGGCATCATACACCAAGCAGCTTTCCGCATACAGCATCCCGTATGAGGAGCTTTATGACACGACCAAGAGGCTTGCCGACATTTCCGCAGGTGTGGGTGTCGATATGGGACGTATTATATTGGCATACGGGCAGGTGCGCAGTGCGGCTTTCCTCCGTGGGCAGGAACTGAGGCAGTTTACCGAAGCTGGTATTCCGTTGGTGGACGAGTTGGCGAAGAAATTCACAGAATTAACTAGAAAAGCCACCTCTGCCGGAGAGGTATTTGACAAAATCAGCCGGAAGGAAGTAAGTTTTGGCATGGTAAAGGATGTCCTTTGGGATTTGACTAACGAGGGAGGCAAGTTCTACAACATGCAGGAGGCTCTTGCGGAAAGCCTTGCAGGCAAGTGGAGCAACTTGCAGGACGCTTGGGATGTGATGATGGCTGACATTGCGGAAAGCAATAGCGGTGTACTTTCAGATAGCTTGGAGTTGCTTACTGACTTAATGAATCATTGGAAAGCGGTTGCAAATATACTTGGTATGTTGACTATCGTATATGGTTCATACAAAACTGCTGTGATACTAACAAATGTTGCAACAAAAGGATTACTTGTCGTACAGACAGCTTTGAATGCCGCTATGAAGAAAAATCCAATAATTTGGATTATAACTCTCATTGGTAGCGTAGTTGGGGCATTAGTAATGTTCAGAGAAGAAGTAAAAACTACAGAAGAGGTTATTACGGACTTAAATAAGACCATTGCTGACACAAACGACAAGATGCAAGGTAATAAAGCTGTTGACAGCCTTATTGACCGATACGAAGCCCTTAGCAAGAAAGCTAATAAAAGTGCAGAAGAAAGTCGAGAATTAGGGCACATTACCAAAAATCTCGCCAATACATTCAAAGATGCAGTTACTCAAACGGATAAATACGGAGTGGCAATATCTCTTTCTGTTGAGAAGATGCGAAAATTATCACAAGAACAGAAAGACTTATACAAGAAGCAGTTTATCGGGACTATGGCAAATGCCCAAATACAAAGGCAGAGTATTGATTCCGAAAGGGAAAGGCTTGCCGGTATTATCAGAGAAGGAGGATATAGAAGATTTGATGAAAACGGAAGAGAGTTATCCTTCGCTAAATACAAACCGGAAGACATCACCAAAGCAAGAAACAGACTATTGGAACTGGAGAAGCAAAGTATGGACTTAGCCAACATTATAGACACGGCCAAACAATCTTATCATTCCATGAGCCAAATTAATATAAGTAAGCCTTTGACTGATTGGGAAAAAGAGGCGAATAAACTCGCAGGAGATATGGATGCCTTAAAGCCCAAAGAAGGAGATTCTTACGAAAAATATATGGAGATGCTTTCCGTGAATATCAGCGACTTAGAGAAAAAGACAAAAGCGTTTGCGTCCGGGAATAAATATTCAGAAAAGCAACTGGCATCCTACAATAAGGAACTTGAAGCTACAAGGAAAATTTATAAGGCTTTAGGAGGATTGGAAAAATCATCCGGAAACGAAAAAGACCCTATTGCAGAACAATGGAAAGACCGTGCCGACCTAATCAGCAAAGCCCTATCACTTTACGACAAGTGGAAAAAAATAGAGGGTGAAGAAGCCGCATCCCAAAGGGTAAAGGGCGTTTCTGAATTTGCCCCTATCTTTGACAAGAACGGGGTTAACTTGGATTTGAGTGACCCAAGCAAGGCATACCAATACATACAAGACCAGTTGGACAAATCCAAAGGGAAGCAGATGGAATTGTACCTATCTCTTGGCGTGAAGAAAGAGAATATCAACTACGACAATGTCAAGAAAGGTGTTGACGATGCCTTGAAGGAAATAGAAAGGTATATTTCCCAAGCCGGAGAAAAATGGGACTTGTATAAAAAGCTATTTGAAGCGACCGGGAATAAGTCCCTTTCCATGAATATAGCTTTTGGAGGAAGTGTATCTTTTAATAGTTTCGTTGAAGATTTGCAGAACCAACTATCGGAAGCATTAAAAAAGAATGGCAGTAATCTATCTCTTTCTGACATTCTGGGAATGGATGAAGAAGCCGTAAAAAGCAAATTTGGTGACAATGAAATCTTAAAACTGTATCAGACTATCAAAGAGGAAAGCAAAAAACTAAAAGCTGAAAACTTTGATAATCTATTGCAAATGATAAATGACTACAAGGATTATTCAGCTAAAATAGAAGAAATTGAGCGTAAACGGCAAAAGGCAATCTCCGAATTAGAAAACAATAGAGGGAGCATTGGCAATGAAATGGCTGACAACCTTATAAAAGAAGTCAATAAACGGGCCGAAAAAGAGAAATCTTCTGTCCTTTTTGACCAATTCAAAGAAAGCAGTGATTGGGTACGTATCTTTGATGACCTTGACCGTGTATCTACTGCCACGCTGGATGATATGATTTCTAAGGTAGAAGAGTTTGCTAAAAAACAAGGATTGTCAATAGAAGACACCAAAGAACTGGTAGAGGCATTACGAAAGTTACGTGGTGAACTTACTGAACGTAATCCATTCAAGGCATTAGTGGATTCCTTTAACACTATCAAAGATGCGAGGAATAAGCTAAACTCACTTAGAAGTAGCGGTGCCCCCAAAGAACAGATTGATGCTGCAGAAAACGAATTAAAAGCAGCATATTCCGACCAGTCAGCAGCCATACAAGGCGTAATCGGCAAGTTTGACGCGCTTGCCAATGCCGCTGATTTCTTAGGAGGAGTATTTGAAAATCTTGGAGTAGGCTCCGGGCTTTCAGATATAGCCGGAATTATGGGAGGGGGATTGCAGGGTGCTTCGCAAGGAATGGGAATAGCCACTTCTCTTTTCGGGAAATCAGCAGGTCCTTGGGGAGCGGCAGCAGGTGCGGCATTAAGCCTCATATCTGGAATAGCGCAAATACATGATAAATCTCTTGAAAGAAGCATACAACGCAGTAAACAGAGAGTTAAAGAGATGCAATCCGCTTATGACCAGTTGGGAAATTCCATAGAGAAATCCCTTGGTGGTGATGAAAGCATACAACGCGCCATTTCTTTATATGAACAACTGGAAGAACAAGCCAAACGCGCAGGCAGTTCATTGACTGAAAGTTACAGAATGCAATTTGAGGCACTGAAAGATGGAGGTATAAATTATGTAGAAGAATTGAGAAAAAGAATCAATAAGGATTTATCATCTCCATTCAGAGCCATGACACACCGTTTTGATATACAAGTGAACACGGAGGCATTGCAGGCTTTAGAAAAAGTCGGCGCGGGGAAAGAACTTGATAATAGCACTCTTAAGCAATATCAAGCGCAGTATATAGGACTTGTTGCCCAACGTGCCGAAATAGAGGGGCAATTAAGGGATGAAGAGGACAAAAAGAAATCTGATTCCAGCAAGATACAAGACTATAAAGACCAACTGGCTGAATTGAATGAGCAGATTGCCTATTTTGTAGAAGACCTTACTAAAGAATTGTACGGAATAGATTTCCAAGATTGGGCAGGACAAATAAGCAACGCTCTGGTAGAGGCCTTTGCCAACGGAGAAGATGCAGCCAAAGCCTTTGACAATGTTGTGAACAACATCATGAAAAGTGTTGCCAACAACATCTTGAAGAATATGGTAATACAGCCCATGTTTGAAAAGTTGCAGGACAAGCTTTTTGGCGAAAACGGGCTATTCAAGGAATTTACCGATATTCAAGACAATGGGGTTATTGCAGCAGAAGCTATAAAAAACTTCTTTGACAATGAAGGGAAAGCAATGATAGAAGCTTCCCAGTCCTTTCTTGAAGCCTTTGACAAAGCGACTGGAGGAGCCATTACCAGTACGGGGGATTCTTCCAGCTCCGGAATGTCAAAGTCCGGCATTCAAGCCAGCGAGGAAACAATGAATCTGACAAACTCCTATCTCAACGGCATCCGTTTAGACGTAAGCGTAAAGCGAGCGCTGCTTGAGAAAATAGGAAACGACATTCTGCCCAAATACAATGTACTCGCAGAAGCACAACTTACACAATTAAGGGCAATAGCAAACAATACGCTTAGAAGCGCCAAAAACACAGAAGCTAATGTTGCCGTATTGCAAGAGGTTAGAGACATGTTCAACATGGTAATAAATAAGGGGGAAAGAAAAATAAGAATTTAAATATACGGATATGAAAAAGGAAGAACTAAGCAGGACACTGCTCAACCAAGCCGTATCATTGGGATTATGCGCACAATGGACGGAACAGTGGGGAGAACCTGACCAACAAGGATTGATTGACAAGTATCTGCACGGGATTGATTTCTGTATAGAGAAAGGATATCCCACCAACACTTTCATAAAGGAGCACTTCGACAAGGACATCCTTCACAGAAACAATATCTTTGTCGATGAGGATGTGCAAGCAAGGAACATGAAGCACATAGCCGTTCTGAACGGCAACTGCAAAGGCACTCTCCTATTTGACGGATTTTCAACTTGCGACATCTATGTCCGTCACGACAGCGACGTGACTATTGACTGTTCCAAGTTCAGCAAGGTATTCATCAATGTGTACAACCGTGCGAAAACGCACATATTGCAAAGCGGTGCCGCATCCGTTTATGTCTACATTCATGGAGAAGATTGCATCGTGAAAACCGATGGGGATGTCATGCAAAGAAAAAGCCAGATGTAATGTCTGGCTTTATTGTTTCTCTAAATAACAGTCAATTTATAAGTTTGCAAGCCACTTCTTGCCAGACTTGGTATGAGACCAAGCAACCAATGAAACACCTATAATGGTTGTCATTAAAAATATCGCCGTTAGTGAATCCATATTATATTTATTTTAAAATTCTATTTGCAAAGTTAGCAAACATATATGTTGATATAACTCCTAAAATAAGGGTACTCCAATTTATTTCGTTTGCAGCATTGGTAAACAAAGGAGTTATGCCTCCTAAAACAAGTGCCGCAAATATTAGTTTAGATAAATCAAAGAAATACCCCGCGAGTTTCTCT